GGGGGGGGGAAATCCCTCTCCAATTCTCTACTTGCAGTCTCACGCTAGGTGTTTAAAAATCCAGGTGTGTGTTTTGAGGTCTTTCATCATTCTGTATAAATAACTCTCGTAACTCTCCACCTCTCCAAGAGTCATCTTCCTTTTAATCGCACAAGCTCTTCTAGCTGAGGCCATGCTGCAGGTGGTTTTTAAATCTATTGGTAACCCATGCTTGGTCACCACAGCCTTGGTTCCCATTGTTTTCCCTATCAACATACAGTAGCTCATCGTTCTAGCCAACATGTTGTGATTGTTCGACTCACTTACTCCATTTGTCACCTCGTACCTTTGTGCTAGTCTGATTACGTCTGGGCCAAACTCCAGTACTCCTTGTGGGTTGTGGTAACATAATAATTGAAGGAATGTTCCTTGGTCTCTATCGTGACTGGCCTTGCTGACCATGTTGTAATAATCTTTGCTTATTTTTGACTGCTTCGAGCTATCGATTCGGTTTCTGCTTATAACAAGATTGTCGTCCCCTAGTAATAGCATTAACTCAATATGATTCTTGTTGGTTTCGAAAATCCTGCTGTGTACTAACAAGTTGACTATGGCGTTGCCTACTGCTGTAGTGGCTTGTCCGGTGAGTCTCATGCCGGTCAATATCCCCGACACATTTGTTCCTCTGAATTTCCAGTTTTCGTGTGTTCGTCTCCATAAGTTCAGCACGTCATCTGCTACCCCTAGTTGTGAGTATATATACATTTCACATTGTATCAGATTAATGTCCGTTTGTCTATCTTGTTTGCTCAGGTCATCCTCCATAAACCAACAGTCGCCATGTATAAGATTAACCCTTGAAGATAACTCCTCTTGTGTTAGTCCGTCTGCATACAGGACTTTCCTGCTTAGTATGGCTTTTAATCTTGCTTTGGCTTGTAGGAATACCGGTGAGAATATCGCGCACCAGGCTTTCCGTTGCCACACTATTATCCGGTGTTCAATCTCCCGGTTACCCACTGACTCATAATCCTCCTTGAGTAGACTTTCTAACTTTACGTGAACCTTGGCTGTGTTGATGGCATTAATTTCGAAGCCTGTACTTAACATCTCCTCCAGTTCTCGGTCTATTTTCACACTGTCTGGTCTGCTGGATATCCATTTCCTAATTTCTTCAGAGTTGAAGTATATCTGGTCTTCCTTATACGCTCTAAGTAATTTCTTTCCCATTACTGAGACGTAGTTCCTGTCGAATCTGTCCCATTCCTGTTTTGGGTCTAGTTGGTACTTTCTCATGGTTACTACGCTCATCAATCTCCTGCTGACCGCCATGAATTCCGCGTTTGCCAACTTGTTAAACACTGGTCTGCTACCTGTTGGTCTTTTGGTTAAGGTCACTTTCCTAGTTTCCATCACTCTACAGGGTGTTTCTTTCGACTTGAGCACCCCCTGAGTGGGAGCTACCATCATGTTGAAGTCTGTCATATCATTATCCTCGAAGAAATTAATTGTGAACACATTGATCTTATCATTCATGTCCTCCGCCACTAGTTTGTGATCCATGTCGACTTTCTCCACCCACAGTCCTGCGCTCTTATCTTCTGTGGTGCTATCCAGTAATTCCAGTAATTTATCTTCTTCCATCCAATTGGTGTTGATTATTCCTAATGCTTCTCCTTCCTTCACACTAGAATCGTGGGCATCTGTCGTAATATCTCTTGGTTTTACATACTCTGTCTCTAGGCACCCGGGTTCCACGTAATTGGGCTTCATCGATCTGTATTTGGTTACTGTATCCTGGTTGACCACTATTGGTTCATTTGTGGCGTACTTCTCCAAAATTTCTTTTTCGGTGGTCTGAGTCGTTATGTTTGTTTGGGTGCTTGTAGAGTGTTGGCCCTGGCTGGTGACATTGACTGGTATGGTGGGTTTGTTTGAATGTAGTTTGTTATAGCCTTCTACTGTCATTGTTTCTGTTAACTTGTATTTGCCTTTGGTTTCATTCTCGTTCCAAAATTGCCTGGTAGTGAGTGCTTCTTTTTGGAAATCTTTGAGGCCGAACCCGACCAGACTGGCTGGTTTATAGACTGCTCCACCTATTTTGCTGTATATTGATTTGTCTATCACTACGGGGTCTTCTGGAACTAGCAACTGTACTAGTTCCTCCTCGCCTAGGTCTTCCAACACCATTCTGTGGCTGGTTGTCTTACCCTTCCTTCCGTTTGCCTCTAGAATGGCTGCTGCTAGTTTGGCCAATTCGGGCGTTTCTGGTACCCCTGTTAGCCGCGCTAAGTTTTTAACGTGTCCCAGCGTGCTGGGTACGGTGACTAGTTTGTGCATATCTGATGTGAGTTGACCCGCGTCATCCATCTGGATGACGGACTCCATCAAGCCCTCTATATTGTCCTGATATTTGTGTGTGCCCATATAATAGTCCAAGTTTAAGTCGATGAACTCGCTGGTCGGGTTTGGGGCCATCACATGCAACTTCACTTTACCTTCTACCGTGTCAAACTGTGGTGTGACTTTCCCTTCCAGTAACCTCCTTACCATCTGAGTGCTCTCTGGTCTAGTGAGCACGTAAACCTCATTAGTGGGTGGTCTTAGACTCAACATGTCTTCCCATCTCTTGTCTTGGGTCAAGTCAACTTCCTGTACCGGAGCTTGCAGTCCTTGTTTGTATTCTTGGTATTGGATGGTTTCAACTACTGTGTTCCTCTTCCTGAGCAACCTCACTGTCTCAAATGTTTCTTCTGAGTTTATGATGGTTTTGAATGGTCTGGATTCGAATCTTCTCTTTTCTTCTGCTATTGCATCTTGTGCAGCCTGGAGTTTGAAGTCCACGTCCCGTTCAAGTAATTTGTCTTTTAGTAGGAGATTGTCCTCCTCACACACCAGCACTTGTAGTATGTGCTCTCTGTAGGCTACTTCCACGCCTGGGTCTACTCTCATTGCATTCTTAATGACGGCCCCTCTGGTTATTAGAGATATTGGGAAATTGTCTGGGGTTAGTTGGTCTACTCGCAACCTAGTCTTCCACCCTGGCTGCATCAATAAATCTCTCAACTCCCCGATGTCTTTTATGTCTTTTCCCATTTCCGGTTTTTCCAACTCGGACTCATATTCTTCAAAAGTCCATTCATTGCCCAAACATCTAAACATGTTTGGATTGATGGTTTTTAGTTTGTCTATCTTCTCTAGTGGTTTGATTGAAATTAGACCAGTTAGGTGTTTTTCCACATCGGCTATGATTGATCCTGACACTGGTCCGGAGGCCACTAAATTGTGCTGGTACTCCAATCGTCCGTTTTTGAGCCCTAACACGATGGGTCCATTATATTTCAGTGACTCTATGACTTCCGGTTCCAGAGGTTTCATAGTTTGGTCTACCAGGAATTGCCTGGCTTTCTCAATGTTCACTGCTACTATCTCATTGTGGTGGTTTCTGTTCCGGAGGTCAGTTAGTATAACTTTCATTCCCTTTAGGCTTATTGGTAGGTACCTCAAATTGTAATCTATTTGTTCCATCGTCTGTCTTGTGGCTAGATTGTAACTTGTGACCTCTTTGCCTTGGTCTGTGTCTTTGGGATCGTAATCCCTGGGTAATGTTGTTGTCCTCAAGTTGATCACCGCTTGCGACAACGGTTCTACTATCCCCATGTTGTGGACTAACATCATTCTATCTTTGTATTGTAGCGTGTGGCCTATGATTATCCCTTTCTCCGTGTTTGCTATCATTACCTGCCCCGGCTTAATTGTTTGGGGTTTTTCTATCATTATATAATCGTTTCCGGTGCTCAGGGGACTAAAAATCACTGGCTCTGTCATGCTTCTAAACACGTGTGTGATTTTCTCTAGTGTTATTCTTTGGTGCACTGACTTTACGTGGTTAGCTGTTTTGTCTGACCAATAACCCCTGTCCACCATCTCTCCCATTATCATCCGTCTGCATGCTACCAAATACCTGTCCCACTCTGCATGCAAACCATGACACTTTCCTTGGGTTGACACACGCAATCCTTTCCCCGCTTTAATATCTATGGTTTGTTGCTCGCAAATTTGGCACGTGGTTAAGGAGTCACTGTTTTGCACCGTACAACTTAATCTTGGAGTTTCTTGTCTGATTAATGTTTCTAAGTAGGCTGGGTTCATTGTCACCAGCACGCAGTGTAGCAGTTTATTGGTCTGTATTATTAGCAACTCTATGTGACCTATGGCATCTGGTAAGACTGTAACTCTCACATTACCCTTTATCACCAATGTTGTACTCAAACCTAGCAGGTGACAATACGGTTCTATGTGTTCTAGCGGTGTCATTGAGGGCATGTTGAAAGTTTTCAGGATCTCTTCTACTATGATAGATGGTTGGTCTTGGATTAGGGTCAATCGATTATTTTTCATGACTGGTCGGGTTGCTTCTGTGTTAAGGTCGACATACGCCTGTATACACTTCTTGACGCAACCATCTGGCCCTTGAGGATTAAATTTCGTGCTATAACCGTAAGATTTTCCGTGATACAGTCCTACACTTAATTGTGGTACTGAGGTCGTGAGGCTTAAGGCGTTTCCTATGCCAGCTTGGAATTGGTTTTGTCGGTTTAGACCCCCTTCTTTCAGTATTGTGTATTTCTTGATGGTTTCCTCATCCGCTGTGTTCCCTATCTGAGGAAATTCTAGTTTGGAAAAGCAGCATGTGCATATGTCTAGATCTGGGTGAGCTTTCCAACCCCTCCTATAGCATATCCTGCAATCTATTCCTCTACCGTTTCTTTTGTTTCCGTAGTCTGTGTCAACTTTCCTAGTGTTCTTTGCGGCATAGTATAACCACTTTGACTCCGATATTATCTGTTCTTGACCTGCTAGTGTTTTAATCTCTGTTGCCTTGTATGGTTTCATCTGTTCGTGAAGTATCTCTCCATGTGCATGGTACGCTAATGTGGCTGTACTGGGTGGCCCTCTATTGGTGTCGAATGGAAGCACGGGTTGGATTATAGTGTGTTCTTTTGCCACATATACAAACCTTGGTTTCCTTACGTTTTCCAAATTGCAAACTATTAGCGTATCGCTATTCTCGGCCAATGTGACGTCTATTGATCCGTAAGATCCACAACATGTGTAGTGTATTCTTCTTGGCTCCGTGATTTCAAAGTTCCACTCCTTCATTAGGGGTTTCATTTCCTCTTGTAGCTTAAAGTACTTAGATTTGTTAGGTACATCGTCTGTGAAGGTGGGCCCTTGCGTTGTTATGGCGGGTCTTTGGGGTAGTGATTTACTTGAGAAGATTTCTTGGTCAAGAGGCGGGCTCAAATTTGTTATCTTTTCGTATGTTGAGGGGTTGGTTCTCAGCATATCCATCTGTGTTGCCAAACTTCTTAGTCCTATTATTAGATTTTTCGCAACCCCTGTGACCAGCCTTGTCTTCATCATAATCGCCGCCTGGGCATATGACTCACTCCTGAGTTTTGTGATCAATCCCGGTAGTAGATCTGTTGGTTCATCCACGTCCATGTGCTCTGAGATTCCACACAATTTCGCCTTATGAGCCCAATAAAATTGGTCAAAGGCTACAGTTATAATGACTTGCGGGCACCCACCTATCAATGCCTGGTTGGTTGTCCCACAGCCTCCGTGGTGTATGACTATGGTTCTTTCAGTCATCACATCTTCGTGCTCAGCGTACACTTCAAAATGTATTAGTTCTTTGTCTCTTTCGCTCAATTTGTCATGTAATGGTTTGATCTTGTCGGATGAGTAACCTCCAAGTATCAGCGTTTTCAATTTGTGTTTTTTACTGTAGCTCATGACCGTCTCGGCATGTATCGGGATGTTCTTACTCACCATGCTTCCCATTGTGAATACTATGTCATACTTCTGGCATTCTGGTTGGTCTTTTCTGATCAGTGATCTACCCAGATACCCTACAATCGGCCAGGACTCATACATTCTGTCACTGCTTAAGCATGGTTCGTAACAGTAGATTGACGGTTGGTCAATGAGAGCGTCGCTTGCTAAGTCTCCTTCTGGCATCTGCAAGTTGGCTCTCAAATCTCTAATACCTTTTGCATTAGCCAGTATCACGTTTGCTTTTCCCATTTTGTCCAGTAAACCTTTGGTTTTGCCCGCGAGTGTTTCATCATGCGTGTACAACTGCACGAACCAAGGTTGTGCGTTCAACTCGATGTATGGACACGCAAAATATTCGGCTATTGTTTTACCCAGTATCGTAATTCCTGTGCCAATGACCATGTCATACTTGTTGTTGAACACTTCCGTTTGGATCCTCTTGGTGGTTAAACACTCTGTACCTTCAGCCATTCCACTGAGCAATGCTTCCAAGTCCCACCGCCTTGCTGCATCCCAATTATCTAGCTTCTCTTTTACTTTGTACTCACAAGTGTATATTTTCCCTCCGACCTCTTCGAACCATTTTGCTCCTTCATGGGGCACTATGTAATCCGTCTGAGCTCCTGCCTTGTTTAAAATCAAGGCAGCATTCCTGAAGTATTTATAGTCGCCAGATGATCCCATTGTCATCATAAGTATTTTAAATTTTTTAGCTTTTGATTTTTTGATCTCTCCTTGTAGGCAATTTATCACTTGCACCATCACTGAGTAGGCTTCTTCCACAATTTCCATAGCTCTGTCTTGCCAGTCTTCTGCCTCTAATTCTTCTAACAGGTTGGTGATGTTCCTAATTAGCTTGTTATCTGGTCTAATTTTCCTGTTTGGTTTACCATTGACCTTCTTGGCATGTTCGAGCACTTCTTGGAACTCCATGAGTTTTTTCTTGTAAGCTTCTCCGTAATCAAACTCTGGTAATTGTTGGAACTTTTGGTATGTGAGCATGGCAGACTTCTCTATCATGTTCAAATAATCACTTGTGGGGTGTGAGTCAGCTATCCTCCGCTGGGGGACGACCTTGTCTATTGCTGGTTTTGTTGCTGTTTTGAAACTCCCATGAGTGTTGTCAAATGTCAATTTGGCTAATGCCTTGACGTTGTCTATTGCCAATTCTAAGAACCGGAATGGATTGTTGCTGTAGTCCTTCTTTTCTATTTTACTTTCTGGTGCACTACCCACCGTTGGTCGGGGAAAAATGTTCCTGGTGTCGTCTAACAATCTAGCTCTAGTGTGTTTAAGAGTTGTGATCATTTGTCTGATGACTGACAGGTGGTCCCTTGACCCTGATGATAGTATTCTCAACCAGTCGCTTAAATCTAGATCTAATCCTGTGTATTTGCTCACCAGGCCTAACAAACCTGTTTTGAAGTCTGCCACTCTCTCTGTTAATACCGCTTTGAATGTATCCAGATCTTGATCCCTCCTGCTTATGATACCTTCTGTCATACCTTCCATGGATTCTATTGTTCTACTGTATATTAGGTACACACCCATCGTTATGTCAAGTAATTCCTGTGGTGTTTCTTCGTACACTGATGTGAATCCTTTCAGACTATAGTGTTTGCCGTGTGCTAAGACTCTGGCGTAGTTTAGCAACTCGTCAAATGTCGTGGGTCTTAACATGCGCTTCGCCAAGTTTGAAAGTAATCTTGCGTCGGCGACAATCCTCCTGGTGGAAATTATTGGTACTCCCTCCTTGGCCAATTTCACGACATCCCTGTGAATGTGTGGCACCTCTATCGTTATCAAACCGGTGGTTTTTGAAGAGTCTAGAGGCGCAAACCAAGACAATTCGATGTCTTGGGGCCTCTTGATCTTCACGTCGTATACAATCAGACCTCCGATGGTCATGTAGGATGCCAAGAGTACGCTGGTTTTCTCTTCCTGAGCTATTGGTAGCCCATATTTCATGCTATCCCATATCCCACTGTGGATGATGTAGTGGCCACCTGTTCTTTTGTCCACTACGTTGAGGTACTCCTGACCTTCTACTTCTAGTTGATCAAGTTTTGCGAGTGCGGGATTTGGCCCCCATATTATTATTCTTCTTCCCGAATTCTCCATCACTAGTTGGGCCAATTGACTTGGTTCATAGGATAAACCGCATTCTCCCAGGCATATTAAGTCCGTGTCTTTTGAGAATGTCTTGGACGGGTGCCAATTCCCTTGCTTCTGTCTGATACACTTCTGTGCCAATTCCAATTTTTGCTTTGTTATTGCTACCAATTCATCTTTTTCGTTTTCCGAGGCCATGGTTAGGATGGCTTCCTCCACATTCCTGCACATGCCTTCCATGAAAGTCTCATTGATCTTTGACCTGGCTGTTAATAACCGGTTGTGATTGGGTTCGACCAGTCTACAATTGATTCGTGAATTCAGGATCACTAAATGTGGCCTGTATGTCACATAATCCACCTTGCCTACAGAATCGTTTAATAACACATGGTTTATCAGCTGTTCTAGAGTAGAACCGTAGTCGTCAGAATCCATCATGTATCTGTGTTCGTTAATTGCTAGGTGCGGGAACTGTTGTTTGATCAGTCGACCTTGCTCTCTTATTTGTGTTTGTGATAGGTAAAGGATGCTGTCCTCCCCTCTCTTGCTTTCCACGTACATTTTCCCCAGTTTGTTTACGACGGTGTGCCAGACTCTATCTTTTCTTGCCATGTGTCTCTCGTAGGGTACCATTAACCCCTCAAAGTTAACCAAGTCATCCCTACCTCCTACCTTCATCTGGCCGAGGATGCTTATCATTTTTGTCAGTAACCCGTCCGTGTTTAGGGTGTTTATGTATTCCATGATGAATTCTTCCATTGTCTTACAGTTGTCATCTCTCTTCCCTTCTTCCTCCAAATAATGTATAGGGGAGTCTTCTATGGGCAACATGAGCGCTATTCTGTTGTCCACTTCTACCTTGACCAGGCGGCTCATCTCGTTTCCGATAGTGGCCAGACAGGTGAGACCTCTACTTTGACACCAAGTTTCACTGTCGATGGTCTCGTGTTTCAAGCCGAACAAGCTGTCCACTATGAAATTGCCAGTTCTCTTGAGGGTAGTCTCGATTGATTTCCTCATCTGCAACACATAAGTGTTTATGGTTAGTTCCGTGTTTGCGAGTCTGGTCAGTAAAGGGCTGTCCACTGGTCTTCTTTCATGTGTGATCAACTGTTCATCAAGCCCGAGATTGTTCATGAGGTCAAAATGCTCAACTAATAAGTTCTCTTCTGGGATTAAATACTCTATTGATACGTCGGTGTGGAAGTGGTGGGATCTATTTATCCTCACTATCTCCGTTTCCTGGTGCACAATCGTCGTCTTGGAACAGACATGACATTCCCCTGGGTTGACAAAATCATATAATTTATCTCCTACTGCCAGTCTCAGAGTTTCCCCTACCATAGCCATTTCGCATGCCACCCAGTTAAGATTACATAATCGTAGGCAAGTGTTAAACTCTAATTGGTTCATTGTCTTATGAGATGGGATCTTACTTATGGTGTTACAAGAGCACGTCATGGTGGGTTTATCTTCTAGGTTACTATGTATGAGATCTATTAACTGGCTGAGATCACCTACGCGATTCAAGCCTTCCTTAATTGTTCCATCAGCACTTATGGTTACCTCTGCCATAGTTATGACACTCACCTTGATTTTCAGAACTTCTCTGTCGTGGGTTTCCACTAACGTCGCGGTGGCTTTGTACTTCCTGTCTAGATAATTGTTAATCGTTTTCAGGAATTGTCTCCCTATTCCTTTTCTTTTCTTCAACCTTGGTTGTTTTACTGATTCCTGGATTGTGTCGGTGTGGAACCTGGAAAACATGTCGAATAACCCGTATCCCACTATGTTCTTGCTGGGTCTCAATATAGTTCCTAAGTCCACATTGGGAGAGTGAACCCCTACCGCATACCAAGTTAAGTGTTTCTTGGCCCTGCTCGCTGCTGAAATATTGTATTGCGGATCAAATTCTATCGACCCTCCTGCCTGATTAGATCTCTGTATCACCATGACCTTATCTGCTTCTTGTCCCTGGTATGAGTGGATTGTCTCGACCCTAACTCTCCTGGCCCATTGGGCAAGTGGAGTGTTGCCCCTTGCTATTATGTTGAGCTGTTGTAGCAACGCTGCTTTGTGTGATCTGTAGTGAACAAGGATGACGTCATAGTTATGTTTGAGAGCTTTTTCATACACTGTCTCTGGGTCAAAGTGGCTACTCCAAATGACCTCGAAATCCGTTTTGTGTTCTGCTTTAGATTCTAAGTCATTGTACACCTCGCTTAGCACGTTGCTGAGTGGCTGTCCTATCCTGTAGGTATGGTTTAGTTTTTTGATCGATTTGTGGTATGTGTTCAGTCCTTGTATTGCTCTGGTGCCTGCACTGATTCTCATGTCTTTGAGGCCGATCTGGGAGGTGTCTCCAAAAGCAAATACTTTCTTGGGCTTGACTTTGTCCACTATGGCCTTGTAGTCTAGAAACCCGACAGTGGTGCACTCGTCAATTACCAAGTGGTCCACTTGTAAGTCGTAGTTTTTCCCTGCCTCTACGGATAACACCTGGCAGGGCGGCTTCTTTTGTCTCAGGCTGTTTAAAGCTCCGCCTGTTGATGCCACCACCAAACTGCTCTCGGTTAACAATTTCATGATTTCCGTGGTTTTTCCCGCTCCTGGTGGTGCAAGCACCATAACACTATCTTCTAGTTTGCTCATGGCATATGTTGATTGTGTGTTCATTGTCAGCAGGCTCGCTAGGTTTCTGATGGCACTGCCTATGGATATCTGTGGTATACCTATAGTCATCCCTTTGTTCCGGTAGGATTTGTCTGTGGTGATTGCTATCTTGCCCATCTTGGGGTTGATCATTGTTGGGACTATCTTCCCGTCTTGGTGCAAATATATGACGTCTAAGGACTTTAATTTTGTTCTGGAGACGTCCAGCACTGTCCTGGTTCCATCTTGTATCATGTCAAACTTCTCATATGTGATCCTTAATGGGTTCGTGGATTTAGGTATCACGTCGTAGCATAGGGCGTATAATATGGTCTTTACGCAATCAGCCACTTCACTCTTGATCCAAGCGTTCAATGTCTCTGGTATCTGGTCATCCTTATCGAATATCGTGTTGACGTCGTCGTTGCTGATTGAGTCTGGAGACAACCTTGTCAGGTGTCGAATCACGCTCAAGAGATATGTGGGTACGATAACGCATATCTTCCCCTCACGGATGTTATGTTCTCTCTCTTTGTTGTTGACCAAGTACTGTTCATCTTGGTTTGTTTCCAGTCTGAAGTTCTTGTCAACCACCGTGTGAATTTTGATGGTCTCTGCTACCGTCGCGGCAGCCACATGAAGGTCGATTAATTCTTTCCTTTCCATTAGTGCCACGTCGTAATGGTTGACCTTCTTTCTCGTGACTTGTTGTGCTATTTTGTGCATGGTTTGCATGGTGATAGTCGGGTTGTACACGACTTCCTTTCTTATCACCCCCACTTGCTGCACGGTTCCTGGGTACCAATGTTGTCCTTCCTTATTCAGGGCAGTAGAATGTATTATCGTGTGGTAGTCGTCCTCAGAGTTGGATTTCATTACGTGCACCTCTGTGCCTGTCAGCACTAGTACGTTTTTCCCCAAAGCCTTACCGACTTTTAGTAGATCATCTACATCCCAGCCTCTGGTCTTCTTAGTCACTGTTTCCATTACGGAGATGGTGACTTGTTCTCCCATTCCAAGCCTCAAGGCGTCCAGTCCACACGTCCCCTCTTTATTTGGGATGACCTTGTGGCTGGTCACTTTTACAGACTTACTTTCCCCTATAGTCAATCCCATGGGAACGTACAGGATGCGGCTTCCCATTGGTATATCCCCGCAGGGTGGGTTCTTTGTGGCCTCTGTTGGCCAGGCTTCTGGGCTTAGCAGGGCAGTCACAAAATCCAAAGAAGTTTGTTGTATCAAAGCGTCTTCTCTCTCTGCTGCTTCTATCACCACTTCGTCTTCATCATTGTATTGTCCTTGTTCTTCTTCTCTGGTTTTTGGACCCGGTTTTTGCTCCGGCTTGGTTTGTTTAGAAGAGCTATCCCTTTTTGGTTGTTCTGGTTTCTTTGTAGGTTTCTTTGTTGGTTGTCCTACCATGTCAGCGACGCTGTAGTGTACCTTACAGCACGTGCATACCTTGTTTTCAGAAGGCAATTGGCAGCATAAGCATTTCTTCTCACCTTTATGATCATGTACGCAAGTGTGACTACATGCATGTTCTTTGTTTGCGCAAGGGCTACAGTCCTTGCACATATCAGACCTTGCCAGTCGGCCACAACACAAGCATTGCTGATCTCCTTGTTCTATTACAGATAGCACATGGGGGCATGTCACTTCTTTCCTGATAGTGGCTCTCAGAGGTCGATAGTCTATGATTCTATAGCTTGATAGGGTCACCTTAGTGGTCCATCGTTGTATGTCGTCCCAGACTGGGTGCTCCCCTATAACCCTTAACGAGTTTACAGATATGGCATCAACTCTACTCATCAGGGTCTTGAGACTGGATTTAATCGTGGTGTTGGTGATCCCCTCCAGGAGTGTGACTGCTGTCGTCATCCCCACAGACAGACCAGCGCTTTGGATGACCTCCATAACTGAATTTTTCTGTGTCGCGCTCACTATCATAGTTCTAGCTGCCATGGCCCTCCTTGTTAGTATCAAGGCTATGACACAGTGATCGATAACTTGCGTGGAAGTGAGGTCTTGATAGGATATCACTTTTTCCCCTCTGTGGTATCTTGTGAAACTGAAGGCCATTCCAAATTCTAGTAGTTCTGCAAAGGTCATGCTGGCGTCTAAGTTTTTGATCATTAGACTCTTAAGCAATGTTGGTTCCACGGTCACTTCTTTCACACTAGATGTCAATATTCCCGTTATGCTACCCAAGCTCCCAGGCAAAACTGTGGGTATTTTGAATGTCTGGGGTCTCGCTTTCGTTGGTTTTAGTTTGGGAATTATCTCCCCTATGTTAAGGTCCACTTTCTTGATTATTCTTACTTTGTGACCGCAGCCGGTCAGTATGGTCGTGGCCATATAAGTGCCCGTACTCCCATGGAAGATGTCACCTTCGGTGAGGTTCTCATAATCAGTCTTGTCTACTATCATCGGGTAATCGTGTCCGGGTCTTGTTAACTTCATAACATGGCCACTCAGATGGTAGTGTGTTTCTCCACCTTCGAATTGGCCTGAATCGGCCTTTGGGTTGTATCCTTCCGTTGGCAGGCACACCCATGCTTCCTTTCCACTCCTTTCGATCATTTTCAAGATGCCGTTTAAGCCTACTGACAGTGACTCTAGTGTGATGAAGGTGTTTTTCTTGATCCAATGATCACACTCTAGCGACCCACAGCATTGGTAGGGGTTCACCACATTCAGTCTGCTACTATTAGGTTTCTGGTATGCGTCTGGCCAGTAGAATCCCTCGCTCATTGTGGTCTTCTTCACCATAGTCATCACCGCATTTCTGAACGTGTCTTCTAGAGGTGTGTCAGTTACCAGGCCGGGTTTCGGGACGAACTCGAAACCGCCGAATAGTTGATCTAGGACCCCCAGTTTGGACTTCTCCATGTTTAAGGGCACGTCAACCAGATCCAACTGAAGCCTGCTCAGCGCTGATTTCACTAGCCTGGTGTCATGCTTCTCGGCTATGTCCATAAGGGTGTATGCTTCATCTATCTCGCTCATGTCTAGGCGGCCCATCAACTTCATCATTTCAGTCTGTGCCCCCACGTTTGGGTTGATAGACTCGTCAAAGATATCGAATATTTCCGCCCAAGGGTCATGCATCTGCTCTTGAAAGGGCCGTCCGCATGCACCACATCTGTGATCTGTCAAATCCACTAACTTAGGTTTGAGATCTCGTGGTACTATTAGACTGTTGGTACATTTGCAGTGGGGACATGTGATCATTTGTGTCCGTTCTTCTGGTGTCGGTTTCCTGTGGCTAAACTGGTTAGCCAGAGGTTCACCAGTTCTAATGTCGTATACCTGTGCCCATGGGACACACCGCGTGGTTTGTGTCAGAGCCTCTGTAATCAATCCCTGATAACCAGAAAATTTCTTCAGGTATTTAGTGAATTGTCGTCTCATGTGTGCTTTGAATTGATCTTTTCCTGTGACGACTTCGTCTAAGGTTTTCTCAAGCTTGAAATCCCACAATGTCTTCCTGAATTCCTGCTCTGTGCTTAATAGCTGATGTATCGCTTTGGGCCTGTACTTGATGATGTCTATACCCTCTAGGGCGCATGGATCTTTGGTTATGCTCCACATGCCTAGAGTGGCCTGGGTGTTGATGGCTACTTTGGACCGTTGGTTATCTACTGACACGCAGCTCGCACACTGGCAGTCCTTGACTTTCGCTGGGGCACCGTAGGCCAGTAGCTTGTTGGCAATCTCATGAGGATCCCTTTTCCCTAGGTTTATTGTGTTAAATACCATCACATTGTGTTGCCACTTGTGAGGTGATTTCTTCATACTTTGTTTGTTGGAACCTGCCACACATTTCACAAACTTTGGTTGGAAATGTGGGTCGACCTTAACGTTGAACTCGTTGTTCTCGGTCAAGCGTCGTGTTTTGGTCCTTAATGTCTGGCGGCGTCGGTCCCTAGCGCTCACCAGTTTGTTTATGTTGGCGAGTATCTCGCCAACGTTTAACACGCTGGGGGGACCATCCCCAGCGTGTTGTATTGAAGAGGGTTCCCCTTTTGGTTTGGGTTCTTTCTTTAATATGTCCATGTCCCTATTAGTCAATAGGT